GGTCGGGGCAGGTGGTCGTGTTACAGCAGGTAGTCTCAATGAAATCGTAACTATGCCCTCGGTTACTTTTGTTTATTCACCCGGCGACACTGCGGCGCACACTTATACTGTGCGCGCTATCAACATTGACGGCGGCACGGAGACGCTTTACATTAACCGAACGGAGGCGGACACCAACGACGCCTTTCGTCCCCGCGCCTCGTCCGGTTTCGTCATTCAGGAGGTGAAGGTATGACCGATTACGCCGCCGTCCTGACCGCCACCTACCCTGATGCGCTGTGGGGTCTTACGAACAACGACCTTCGGACGCTGACTTGGGATGAGTCGAACGCGGACCCGAAGCCGACCGCTGCGACTTTGGATGCTGCGTGGCCTGCGGTGCGTGACGCCCGCAAGTGGGCGCAGGTCCGTTCGGAGCGCGACGGTCTGCTTGCCGCGTGCGATTGGACGCAGGTTGCCGACGCGCCCGTGGACGCGCAGGCGTGGGCCGACTACCGGCAGGCACTCCGCGACATCCCACAGGAGCAGGACGACCCTGACAGCATCGTGTGGCCTGAGACGCCCTGATGGACGGGCTGCTGATGGCAGGTGCGTGGGCGGGGGCGCTCATCGCTATCGCCGGGGCAGCGCGTATCGGGTGGAGGGCGTTTGTCGCTGCGGTGGAGAAGGTTATTGAGGTCAGTATTGGTCGGGTGTGGCGGGACATGGATGACATTGAGAAGCGGCTCGACCGGCTGGAAGTTGCCGTGGCAGACTTGCGTGAGCAGGTGTCGCAGATGCGTGACCTGCTGATGGCTCATGTTGCGGAGATGACCCGCCGTCATGACCGATAGGTGGAAGCACCGGCGCAGGCTCGTCTACTTCACCGTCGGGTTTGCTACCTGCATGATTCTTGTTGGCGCGTTCGACTGGACTGACCGCATTGTTTCGTCACAGTTGGTGACGGTTGGTGGAACGCTTCTGACCGCTATCCTGTCCGGGTACGTCTTTGCTGCTACCTACGACGATAAATGGAGCCACCGTGGACCTTCTGACTTCGATTCGCCGCACCGTCGTTCCGATGATTATGGGATGGATTGTTAGCCTGCCTATCGCCCCGTATGTGGACGAGGCTGCTGTACGAGGCTGCTGTGGAGACTGCCCTCGTGGCGCTGCTTGGTGCTGCTTATTATGCGGTGATGCGTGTGCTGGAGGACCGTGGCATCCGTGCCGCCTCCTTCCTCATCGGCATGGGCGTCACGGTTCCTCCGAAGTACGACGAGTGAGGATCGTTTCGCGTGCGGAGTGGGGTGCTGCTCCGGCTCGTTCGACCACTCCGCTGTCTCCGGCGATGGTGAACCTGTTTGTGCTGCATCACACGACCGGCTCGTTTCGTGGGGCGCGGACGGTTCGCAGCATCCAGCAGTTCCACCAAGGGCCGGACCGGAAGTGGGCGGACATCGGCTACAACTTCCTCGTCGCCCCTGACGGCGTCATCTACGAGGGCCGGGGCTGGGGGTTTCGGGGCGCTCACGCTCGGGGCCACAATCACGAGTCGGTTGGCGTGGCGTTCATCGGGGATGGGTCGAGGCCGATGCCTGTTCCGGCGCAGCAGGCGGTGCTGTGGCTGCTGTCGGAGGCTGAGGGGCGGTTTGGTGAACTGCGGACGGTTGGGCACCGTGATGTGGGCCGTACTGCGTGTCCGGGGGATGCTGTTTACGCCTGGTGGGCTTCAGATGCGCTCAGGGCGCCGCGACCTTCTCCGAAGGTGGGGACACCGGCGATGGTGGAAATCGTCTCAGGCGAAGCCTCAGAGCGTCTGAGGGGCATTCCGAACGTCCGTTCGGGTTGGCTGCGGGAGATGGGGCGTCGGGGCTGGTTGCGCCGTCGGTAGTTGACGGTAGCGTTCACGCCGTCATCTACAGCGAGGTGAACGGGGTGGACGAGTTCGAACAGGCGCAGGCGCAGTCGGCGCGTCCAGGGACGGTCGGCTGGTGGGATCGGGTCATGCCGAACCTGACCGGCGAGCAGGTCGAGTCGCTGAACAGGGCTGCGGGCAACCCGGCGATTTCCCACCGGACGATTTCTGTGGTCCTCGGGAACTGGGGGCATGAGGTGACGCCTGCGATGGTGGGGCATTGGAGGCGCAACTATGCCCGCCGATGAGTTCCTGAAGGTTCAGCGGGACATCGCGGACGCTTCCGTACAAAGGCGTACACACCCGAAGGGCTGGGAGCCGGGGGTTGACACGGCGAAGGGGACGCTGACCGTTCAGGCGGGCGACACACCACCGCAGGACTGGTCAGCCATCATCCGCGAGTTAGGGCTGGACCCTGAGCAATGGACGGTAGACGAGTCGCAGCCGGTGCAGGTCCGCACGTGGGACTCGGGTGACAAGCGGAACTTCTACTATCGGGCGACCGTCATTCCTGCTAGCACCGCTAGCACTCCCGACGTGGACGACCTCATCCGCGAGGTCAAACGGCGCAAGCCGAAGCCGCCGGAAGACATCCTCGCCGAACGCGCCCTCGTCGTGTGCCTCGCCGACTGGCAGGCAGGCAAGTCGGACCACGGCGGTGTCGAAGCGCTGGTCGAACGGCTCATGGCCCTGAAGGACGCGGTGCCGAAGCGGGTCAAGGAGGCGCAGAAGACGGGCCGTCCGATTTCCGCGCTGTACGTCGTCGGCATGGGCGACATGGTCGAGAACTGTGACGGTCACTATCCGCAGCAGACGTTTGCGGTCGAACTGGATCGTCGCCAGCAGGTGAAGTTGGTCCGGCGTCTGCTGACGATGATGCTGTCCGAGTGGGCGAAGTTGCCGGTGAAGATGGTCGTCGGCGCGGTTCCAGGGAACCACGGTGAGAACCGGAAGAACGGCAAGTCGTTCACGACGTTTGAGGACAACGACGACCTTGCCGTGTTTGAGCAGGTGCAGGAGATTCTTGCTGCGAACCCGGAGGCGTTCGGGCACATTGCGTGGGTGCTGCCTGACGGTGACATGACGCTGACGTTGGATGTGTGTGGGACGGTGGTGGCGTTCGCGCACGGTCATCAGGCTCGCGGCTCCGGCATTCCGCTGGCGAAACTGCGGACGTGGTGGAAGGGCAAGATGGCTGCGATGCACCCGGTCGGCGACGCCACGGTCCTCGTGTTCGGGCATTACCACCACTTGCAGGTGCTTCAGGATGGGCCTCGGACCATCTTCGGCTGCCCGTCCAACGACGGTGGAAGCCGCTGGTTTGAGGAGCAGGGAGGGCCGACGACCGCCTGTGGCACACTCACCTTCGTCGCTGACAAGGACGGGTGGCATGACCTCAGAATCCTCTGAGCCTGACGAGCAGGTCGAAGCGGACCTCGACTTGGCATGGCATCGGGAGATGGACCGACTCGCCGAGTTTTGGGACGACCAGCCGACGCATGAGAAGTGGCGACGAGGCCAACGGTGGAACTGACGCTTGGCCCGTACACGATCCGCGTCGTGTCGGACGAGGCCACCGACCTAGCCCTCGCCGAAGAATCCCTGGAGGGCGATTCGGATGTGAAGCGCGGCATCATTCGCGTTTCCAGCACTTTGGACTTTGCCCGCAAACGCGAGGTGATCCTGCACGAACTGCTGCACCACGTCGTCGGCCTGACGCACCTTGCGGTGAAGTGGTCGGATGAGGAGCAGGAGGAGGTCATTCGTGCGCTCAGCCCGTGGCTGGCGATGGTGGTCACGGTAGGATTATCTGATTAGGGGGCGAGATGGGTATCGAACCCGCTGAAAGCCGAAGCGCACGGCGGGTGACCCCGGTTCGAATCCGGGCGCTTCCACTAGGTCGGATTGGCGCTGTGGCAGCGTCCCGACTACGCGAAACGCCCGCCCCTAGAGAACTAGGATAAGCGGGCGTTCCGTGTGTGGTAGTGCTTGGCACCCCTGCCTAACCCTGACCACGGCAGGAATCTAGCAGTCTTCCTCGAGATGTGCGAGCCAGCCTCCGATGATGGCGGTCATGTCCGGCTGCGGCGTCTCGCCATGCCACACCAGCCCGTTGTAGTGCGAACCGGATAGTGACCACGGCTCGCCGGGGAACGCGACGGTGAGGGCGTTGGCGAGGTCGAAGTACGGCAGTTCGGCGAAGTCCAGGCACGTCCGCACTTCCACAATCTTCTCAACCTCCACCTCACGGTCCTGATAGATGACCTCCGGCTCCGGCACCGCCGCCTGCTCCACGTTCACCACAGGCGCAGGAATGTCGGGGAACGGAGGGATCACGGGCGCAGCCACGTTGACAACAGGCGCAGGCTGCTCAGGAACGGTGACGTTGACGGTGGGTGCGTCCTGCTCGGGGACGGTGACGTTGACGACGGGGGCGGGCAGGTCGGTGAGGCTGAGGGTGACTTCGATGACGGGTGGGGGCGTTTCTCCTTCGGCGGGGAGGGGCAGGATGAGGGCTGCGAACAGGACGGTGGCG